GCCAGCACGTTCTTGTTCAAACTGTTGCTTGAATTCGCTCTCTTTGATTTGCGCACCTGTGCGAAGAGCTTCCAACTCCAGTTTGCCGCTGACTTCTTGCTCTTTCAAAGCCTGTGAGTCGGCCTTGGCAGCAGCGTCCATCATGATCTTTTGTTTCTTCAACTCTAGCTCTTGGCCTTTGAGTTGGAGTTCCTGCATCTGCAACTGCATAACAGGGTCTTGCATCTGTTGCTGTGCTTGCATCTGAGCCGCCTTGGCTTTGTTCTGCATCATCACTTGGTTGGCCGCTTGCGCCATCATGCCGGACAACGCGATCTCCACTTGTGGTGGCAACTTCTCGTCTTCGGGAGGCAGAGGCATACCCAACTGTTGCTCGATCTGCTGGCGCATCTGATAACCAACGTGCTCTGCAATGTGGGCCGTAATCGCACCCATGATCTTGGGAGCCTGTGGGTTCTGGCCAATGAACTGCTGCATCATCGGGTCTTGCAAGAGCATCATGTGCACCTGCATGTGGGCGGCGTGATCCTGATGCAAGAACGCTTTAAGCGGTTTGCCCTTGAGTGCATTCTGGTTCTCTTGCACGGGGTCTGTCGGCTTTTGGTCGTCCTCAATTGGTACAAGCTTCTCAGCGTTCTTGATGCCTAAGACGTTCAACATACCGCGATGCAGTTCTGGCAAGTTGTAGATATCTGGAGCCATCTGCGCCATCTGAATGACGGCTTGGTACTGGATAACGCGCTGAGACATGGTCGCAGCGTTGGGGTCTGACACGGGGATAACGTCCACCAAGTCATAGTCGGCTTTCTTAGCTTTGCGAGTGCCATACTCGGGTGTGTATGTGTAATCTGGGTCGGTGTAGTCGCGGATGATGTTCTTCAAGAGTTTGAACTCTTGCTTCAAAGCAAAGTGCACACGAGCCTGCACCGCAGTCATCACCTTTAACTGGCGCTCCAGCAACGCCAGCGTTGTGCCCACAGGAGCTTGGGCGCTCATGTCGGACACCTTCATGTCAGCCGTTGCCGCGAAGCGACGACCTTCATCAACGATGGTCTGCATTAAGTTAAACAGCGTAGCGCTTGGCTCCTTGTACGGGAGCGGCAAGATGTTGTCGCGGATTGTGCCCGAGCCAACGTCTACGTCTCGGAACTCTCCGGGTGCGATTGGTGTGTCATCGCCTTTGATTCGGAGGCCCCGTGTTTTAAGTCCGCCGGGCAAGTTGCTAAGCGTTCCTGCATCGACAAGTTGTCGCATGAGGGATGTAGCGGATTTAGCAAAGCCTCCGATAAGATGGAAAAGCCCGAAGCCGTAAGCTCCAAAACCCGGGATATATTGGTAGTGCACAAAGTGCTGGCGCTTGAGTCGGAGGTCATCATCTTCCTTCCAGTTGCGGCGGATTGACAGGATGTCGTTAGAGCCTTTAATCAACGTGACAACGTACGGCAACATGATGCCGGTCTCTTCACCCGAGTCGTCTTCGTCCTCATAACCTTCAAGGTTCAAGTCAACGTGGCACTCATACAAGGTGTAGCGGTCGTCGTTCAAGTCACTAAAGCCGGTCTCTTTGTCCTTGGCTTTCTGAATGTCTGTCAAATCTTTGGGTGAGTCAGGCAACTCGATGTCGAGATAAAAACCAACTTGCTGGAGCTTGATGATCTCGTTCTTGGTCTTGCGCATAACGTGCGTGATGCGATAACAAGTATCCAAGTCGGTTGTACCGTACGGCAGATACATATCTTCCGCAGGAATAAACATCGACACCTGACGTCCCAAGTTGGGATCGTAGTAGACCTTCTTAAACGCTGAGCCAGTAGCAGGTAGTGACCAGAGCATGCGCTCGTGTTCGGCGCGGTACTCCGTCATGACTTCCGTCAACTCGTAGTTCATGTCGTCTTCAACGTTGGACGCAATCTCTTTCATCTCTGGCGTTTCTTTGCCGATGAGTTTGCTACGCACAGGCCCTTGGGCTGGGAACGTCTCAGTGATTGTCTCTGCTTGGAAGCGCACAACGGCTTCTGTAATCATGGGGTGGAACACGCCGCATGCGCCGTTCCAAGGCTCGGTGCGTTCTTCAATCTGCAACCCCAATAACTTCAGACCATCAACGTAGGTCTTCTCCCAATCCTTGCGGCCATTCTTGTCGTTGTCAATATCAGACACCAAGTCCCCAGCGAGCGACTGCAACGCACCGCTTTTTATGTACTCAGCCAAGTTATCATCGAAACCCTCTTCAGCGTCGTCTTCTCCGGGTGAGAGGGTGATCTCCATACCGTCCATGCCAATGGTGACTTCTTCGGGATCAACGATCTCGATCTCAAGTGGAGACTCTTGTTCGCCCAGCGCGTCAATGCCCATTGGTTGTTGGTACAGCGCTTTGTCGATGTTCGTTGCCATGTGTGTTCCTAGTAGTATTCGTGTTTCCGGCGGTGAAAGAGCGCAAGGTCATCTTTCTCGTCCGTGTCTAAACTGATAAAGCCGCCTTGCCTAAAGCGTAGCAGCGCCTGTGTTGTCGTGTCCACGTAGTCGTCGTGCTCCCCAACTGGGAACGCGGCTATCTCTTCAATCACTTCTCGTGCCCAGCGTGTGTCGGGTGCCCAGACTTTACCTGAACTGAACAAATCCGCAACAGCGTTGACACGCACCATCTTGTCGTTGCCCCTTGATGGGCTGAACTCTTGCACAGGTATACCCAATGCCCTGAGTTCCTGAATCAACGGCCCCCCAGATGCCTTTTTCTCCACAATGAACGCGTCGGGTTCCCACTCTTTGTACTGCTTAAGCGCCACCACCTTAAGTTCAGGGAAAGCCATGCGATCTTTAAACGCATCCAGTAGGATAAGTTGGGGCGAGTCATTTTCTTCCTCGTTGTAGAAGATGCCCCACGTTGTACACGCAGAGTAGTCGGATGTATTCTTGGTCTCAAACGCCGTATCCCACGACTGAATGATGTATTCACACCTTGGTGGGTCATCAGGCTCCCAAATACGCCACATTTTGCGTGAAACGATGGCAGAGTTCTCAGATGTGGGCTGCTGCATGTACTGCGCGTTCCAATAACGCGGGTCAATGCTGGCTTTTGTCGACTTTAGCGCTTCAAGTGACCATTGTTCAGGCCAAAGTGACTTCTCGTCTTCTTCGTCCTCGTTCAAAATGGCCGGCAACTCCACAATCTCCCATGGAACGGCCTCTGGGTTCTTGGTTTGGTAGTCAATCAGGCGCCCAGTCAGGTCTAGGAGCGACCAACGGGTCATCACAATGATAATCCCACCACCCGGCATCAAACGCTGCAATGGGCCCGTCTGGAACCAAGACCAAGCTGTATCAAACGCGAGTCTAGAGTTAGACTTTACGTCCTGTTCCGAGTGAGGATCGTCAATAACGAACAGATCAGCACCACGACCAGCAAGAGCGCCCCCGACACCAGCAGCATAGTACTGACCGCCAGCGCTTGTAGACCACTTACCAGCCGCCTTTTGGTCATCAGCAACCATAGTTTGGGGGAAAACTTCTCTGTATTCATCAGAGTCAATCAAGTTACGTATGCGCCGCCCGAAGTCTTCAGACAAACTCGCAGTGTGCGTGCCCATGATGATTTTTTTCTCAGGGTATTTACCTAGAAAGTACGCAGGGAACAGGTATGAGGAGAACTCAGACTTACCCATACGAGGCGCGATGTTGATAATCACGCGCTTTTTCCTGCCCTCGACCACATCTGTAAAGATTTTTGCCAGTTTCTTGTGGTGCGGGCCGACTTTAAAGCCCGGATACACCGCTGTGGCAAACCCCAGCATGTTTGTTTTAGCCGCCTGAAGTCTGGCGCGGGACTCACGAAGCTCTAGGTCGTCATACAACTCCATCTTTTCTTTGACGCTCATGTGCGGCAAAGCTTTGGCCATAGCTTCTAGCTCAATCTTGCTCAGGGTTGTGAAGTTCTCAGGCTTCATCTTTGTCTTCTATCACGTCTACTACATCGATCACGCCCATGAACCTATTGAGTTTGTCTTTGATGCGGGACTCAAGCTCCATATCAGACATGGCTTCTTTCTTAACCTCAATACGTTCAGTGAACAGTGCCACTTCCGTGACCTTACCGAGCATGTCTAGCGCCTTGAGACGAATCCGTGCGTCGGGGTGTTTGACTTCTTCTAGGATCTGAGCCACTGCGTAGCCCCGCAGTTCTTTGGCTTGCTCGACAAACGCCCAATCGTAGGCAGTAAGCATCCCAACTAAATGCTGCACTGCAGCAGGTGACTTTAGGTTAGCTAGCGCTTGTTGCGTATTACCAACAGGCTGGCCTGACACGAGAGAAGCAAAAGACTTACGGGCAGATTCTTGTTCTGCCTTGGACTCAATCGCTTCGTCCTCAAGCTCTAGGTCTTTGAGCCACTGAGCCGTCTTGACTTTGGCGTCGATGGTCGCAGTTGGATCTGCCTTTTCAAAAGACAGGACTTCCGCGGTGGCGTCTACCACCTCTGGATGAAACTCGCCGTTAATCAAATGTTCTAGCATTGCGTAGGGGTAGTACTGGCGTCGTACTTGTTGCCTCGTTGGTGTTAGTGTACACTTCTTTTCGGTAATGGCGCAAGTCATTGCTTCTCCTTGATGGATTGTTGCCATCTTTTGCCCCGGGTCGAAAGGTTCGGGGCATTTTTTTATATAGTGTTGTCCAACGTTTGACATGGTACCTTGGGAATTTTTTAAAATTTTATGGGGGGTGGGGTGTTTGGTTTTTGGATCGTGATTTTTGAAAATTGGATTTGCGGGTGTGGAACAGTGTTTATGTCCTATCCATCGGCATGCCCCAAAACGGGTTGGTGGGGGTAGGGTGGGGTCAACGCCACAGCCAACTCTGCAGACTTTAGGCAAGTTTATTTTCCCCCATACTTTGTAAACTAGAGTTGTCAATGAGGGAGATCGCCCTCGGAGACACAACAACCAACGGGGACTCAGTCCCCATTCAACTCAAGGAGAGTTACCATGTCAGTATCTATCAAGTCCCAAGTCGTTCTCATCAAGAAAGAGGGAGACGCATCTGCGAAAGCAGACCTTGCACGTGTTGCGCTCAAGAAGCAACTCGGTCGCAAGTCACGTGAGAGTGTTCGTGCCATCTTGTTGCCTGAGTTCTCTAGTGTCTACGATGTGAAGCTTGTTGCGGGTGCAGGCAAAAAGACTGGCGAGAAAGTTTTAAACTCAGAAGCCAGCGCATACGAAGCGTGCCGTAAGGCTCTTGGTCGCACAATCACATTCATCTGTGGCGCTGAGTCTAATGATGCCGTTGAAGTATCACCCAAGCTGGTCAGCGATCTGACCAAGAAGATTATTGATGCAGGTCTTGACTCCAAGCAGTTCAACGCTTTGTTGACTGCCCTGCGTGCCAACATCACATTTGAATAATCACAACGGGGACTCAGTCCCCGATCTCCCAGAACACCGCAAGGGCGAGGCTCCTGCGGTGTTTCTTTTTATGTCCAATCAATAATCTCAAGGAGAACATTATGTTCAAAATCATCGTTCGTCACCAAGGTTTCGCACACGACTGCACAGCCTTCTCACAACTAGACGCCATCGTCTTGTTCGACGCCCTCACCAAAGCATTCCTTCATGTGGAGATGTGGAAGGGCTCAACCCTCGTTCAAGAGTACAAGAACTGCTAATCCGTAGGGATTTCTACAAGCATAGCGTGCTGTGCTTGTGGGGCGATCCTGCCCACATAACTCTCAAGGAGAACATCATGCCCACAAGGGACATCTTCAACTACTACATCCGTCTTCGTGACGTGCAACTCATGTGCTTCCAGCGCAGACGCAAGACATGGGCGAAAGCCCTTGGCGTGCAACTCAAAGACTTGCGTGACGAATTCCCTCACCTCAAATCATACGACTAAGGAGTCCATCATGAATGACAAGTTCTTCATCTTCTGCCTGACGATCTGCGCTTGCGTAGCTCTTGTTTACGGCTTCGACACAGACGGCTACTACTTACGCCAAGCACTACTCGTGCTTGCAGGCTACACCATAGCTGGTGTTCTCTTTCTCATCAACTCAAGCAAGGACTAACCATGTACCAACTGTTCAACCAATACCGCACCAAGGAAGTCGGCATCGTGCAGATAGGCGCACGTTCATACCACTTGCAATACCACTACCCCAACGGGGGAAGCAACTACGTAGTCTACGTATTCAGCACCAACCTAGGGGAACGTGGTCGTGTGTTCAGCACCGATGATGCTGCCCTCGAATGGATAGGCAAGCAACCCACACAGCTTCCTTTGTTCTCTTGAACGGGGACTCAGTCCCCGATCTTCTTTAATCTGAGATTATTGAAGGGTAGCATAGCTGTAAAATACCGATGGCGGAGACTAAAGAACTTTGCCACTTGTTGCGCCACCTGCAACACCGCATGAACACTAGCGTTCCCGCAAAATCTGGCTCTCTATCTATCTTTTTATAAATATATATATATATAGAAGAGTATCTGGGGGGGTGTGTGTATTTTTCTGAGCGAGCCACTTTTCTTTCTTTGGCTGGCGTTACCCTTTTGGAAATTACATAGATACCCTGCCACATTTCGCTGTATACTAGCATTCATGCGGTGTCCCGCTTGGCACATCACATGGCAAAACTATTTAATCACTCCTTTTTTAACATTTCACACACACGAGGTTCAATAATCTCATGCTCAACACATACATTAAACTCAAACCCAACGATCTTCACCAAAGATTATTGAAGGAACGCATACACCCAGCGGAGATGCAACGCATCAAAGACGAGGTAGCACAGGCGAAGGAAGCACAGCGTGTCGACAAGATCACACGAACCCAACGCAAGTCTGAATGGGACAAGGTACTCAAACCACTGCGGTACGAACTCAATAATGCCAAGGTTGGGCGTGCATACGATCTCGATGACGATGAACGTGTCGATGCGTTCGATGCGTACATCTTGGTGATGGAGACATTATTGAGTAAGTTCGCTACGCCCTTGGCTTCGCTTGATGCAACGCCCATACAGTTAGCCCTCGACAAGGGCTTGCCCAACAACGGCGAGCATTGGACAGACTGGGTGCCTGACAAGATTAAAACCCGCATTGCCCTCATCTTCGAGGCACTGCCACACAAGACACGTGCTAAGCGCAAAGTCCCATTCCAACGTTTGACAACGCCTGAGCAAAACGCAAAGGCACGGGACAAGCTGCTTGCACGCACACGCAAAGAGATAGAGACCCTTGAGCGCAAGCAAGAGATGAACTCAACTGAGGTTGGGCAGGCAACGCTAGGGCGTATGCGTGATGCTTTGAAAATCATTGCACGCCTGACTGACACTGAGCACATACCTGCGACTTGGTCTGGCGTCTTGTGACGACCAGTTTCATCTTTTTTGTGGGGTTTCACGTGAAACCCCTCTCAGTCGGGGACGCTGTCCCCGATCTAGTTTCCCCTGTGAATGGCGCTTGGGCAATGCCGTTCACCATCCTGATAGTGCCCGATTTAGTAAGTTAAAGGAGAGCCAAAATGAAAGTTAAATGTATAGACGCAAGCAACACCTACGACTGCCTCGAAGAAGGCGCAATCTATGAAGTCGTAGAAGCCATACAGCCTATGGGCATGAGGCTTGTCAACACCCGAGGCAAAAGCAAAGGGGAGGTTACCGCCAACAAAGAAACTGTGTATCACCTCACGGGCAACTCGCCTCGTGTGAGCGCAGGTCGTTGGGATGTAAGTCGTTTTGTAACTGTAGAGGAGTAATCAGATGAGTGAAACAGCAGAGATATTTGGTAAGTCATACGGAGTATTCAAGATGAGTCACGCAGATAAGGTGACTGCATGGATACACAACGCACCCGAAGTCGACATTCATGTCGGCAAGTTCACGCTCAAGTACCGCTACGGGTACGACAGAGACTGGGGCGCATCGTGGGTATGTTGGGATGGTTTTGATTGGGAGGACACGCCTGAGTCCAACTACTTCAACGAGATATGCCACGCCTTGAACGCATCGCACAGTGAAATAAGTTTCATCGATGAGTTGTTAAACGCAATGAAGAAGAAACCATTTGAAGGAGAAAGTGAATGAAAAGAGAACCACACAGTAAGTACACCCACGCCATCACGGACTTCCGACTTCAAGTCGTATGGAAAGATGGTTTGGTCGAAGACATGACGATCTATCTACCGCCCGAGGTATTGCATGGCATCGAGGAGTTTCTCGTTGATATGGATGACCTACGCACACAACAACCCCAAGACTGGGTTGCCAACCCATTTAAATAAGGAGAAAGCAAAATGGGATTAGATATCAACATAGTCAGCGTGCATCGTGTGGTCGCTACCAAACCCGCCGATGCGTATGTTGGCTCGCAATATGACCGCACACCTAAATGGAGGCAGGTTGCCTACGAGCGAGGCGCTTGGGACTTGCACGCCCTGCTCGCTATGCTGTACCGCAAACAAGGAGGGACACAGGAGGAATTTAACAACGTGAATGTGAGACTGTACAAGCGTGACCTACGCTTGTTTGATGCATCCATCAGCGCACCGATTCTCGAACACATGAAAAAGGGGCGAGTTGTGTACGCCGAATCAAGTTTCTAACCAAAGGAGAAAGCAATGATCTATATCAAACGCAAGACCAATATTCAAGTGGTCAACGATCTCATGACGCACTCAAAGCAGGGTGTGCTCATGCAGGCATTCATCATCGAGGCTATCGCTAAGTATGCCGAACTAACAAAGGAGGCAGTAGGTAAACCTGAATGGGCGCCCAACTCATTCATAAGCGCAGGCGCATGGGGTGCGTGTGCTGAAGAGGCATTGGATGCAATCACTAATCGCAACAAGGAGTAAATGAAATGGCAACAGCTAAGTTAATTTGTATTGAAGGATATTGGAACGATGACAACAAACCATTTGAGCATCGTTGTTTAGTCATGCCTCTGGAGTTGTCCGACTCTATGCGTGACTCTGTGCTTGACAGCCTGATTGATCGGAACAACCTGTTCTACATCTTCGAGTCAGGTGAGCGCATCTTAGGCAAGCATCGTGACTTCACAGTCACATTCTTTAACCCAATAGATGAAGTGGAGGTGCCTGCGGTCTGTTGAGATCGTGTGTTAGTTAGTCGGGGAGAATCTCTCCCCATTTTTTATACATCAAGGAGAAACATATGTTTCAAATAACTAGATTCGTGATGGAAGATTTCGTTGACTCACTCGAGCAGACGATCTACATCGTATCCTTCAACAAGCGGTACATGGTGTACAACGCATCTCGTAGACGTCTCGTCTACTCAGAGATGCAGTTCATGGATGCGGGCATCAAGCCCCTCGATCTGATTACTACAGGCAACTTAGCTGTGTGGACTCGTACCTCACGCTATCGTGTCAAGGGTGAGGGGGAATTCGCACCTCGTGCCATGACCTATCGAGACGCTGTTGCCGAGTGCCATGATCGTTACGATGTGCATCAGATGATGCGTACTCTGTTGACGCCTCGCAGTATTGGGGGGCTTCCTCGGTTGGCTCGCAGTCTGTTGTCTACTCGTGTCGACAAAGTCGTTGAGGGATACGCAAGGAGTCATGACTCCAGTTCGGGTTACTCAGACCCTAACCCATGCGCTAAGTTCAAGGGCTCGCACTACTACGAGGGCAGCGTTCTTGCATTCGTTCTTGCTCGCAAGACGTATCGTGACTTCGGTCACCTTGTTGCTCGTGCCAAGGCAGGGGATGAGTCCATCACGAACGACGAGCTTGCCACGAGGTTCTATGACTTGTCTGGTCGTTACAGCGATGCCAACAGCCATATGGAGAATGCATTCGATGCCGTCCGTGATATGGATCTAGGCATTGTGCATTGCGACTGCGGTCACTACGAGGACGAGAACAACACGCACGATGTGCGTCGTGACACGTGGTGTGACTCGTGCTTCGATGACGATGCGGTGTACTGTGAGGACAACGGCGAGTACTGGCCTCGTGATGATGCGTACTACTCGGAGACTCGTGATGCGTACTACACGTACGATCGTGACAGCGAGGGCGATGACGATGACGATGATGACTATGACAGGGACAATGATCGCAACCAGCCGATCATGTCGTACTCTACCAACGTGCTTCATGTCCTTGACAATCCCTCGGGTATTACATCGTCTCACTTCGGTGAGTTCACGATGGGCATCGAGCTTGAGATGACGTCTGGCGATCACGATACCAACGAGTCCGCTGAGCTTGTGCGTAGCCGTTTGGGTACCTCATACTGCATCATCAAGAGTGACGGCTCGCTTCCGCACAACGGCTTCGAGGTTGTGACTACACCGCAAGGTCTAGCCAAGCACATCGAGGTGTTCAAAGCGTGGGAGATTGACCCTGCCTATCGTGCATGGAACACGGGCAAGTGCGGTATGCATGTACACATTGACTCTCGTGCCTTCACGCAGTTGACTGTTGGAAAGTTCCTCATGTTCATCAACAGCAATGGCAACGTCGACTTCATTCGCAAGATTGCAGGTCGTCATCCATCTGTCGATGACCAAGCACGTAGCTACTGTGCGGCAGAGCATCAGTCCATCCTTACCAACCCCAAGAAGGCTGTCAAGGGTAAGTCTGGTGAGCGCTATCGCATGGTCAACATGATGAACCTCGGCAGTCGTGAGGCTCGGCGTCTTGGTCTTAACATGGACAACAGCTACAACGGCAAGTACAACACTGTCGAGTTGCGTATCTTCCGTGCTTCACTCAAGAAGGAACGTCTGCTTGCACAGATCGAGTTCACTCATGCGTCTGTCATGTTCTGCCGTGTCGCATCGTGGCGTGATCTCAACGGCACATCGTTCGTCAAGTGGCTCAAGACTGTGGCGGGTCAGTACCCTGCGCTCGTCAAGTGGTACGGCGTGCGCAATGTACACACATCCACACCGACAGTCATAGCGCCAGCGATGGAGACTTGTACTGATGCTGTGCCTCCTCCCCCTGCCGTAGCGTCTCGCTATGCCCACGGGCATGACCATCGCTATATGTCTGAGATACCTTATGACGACGGCAATGGTATGCGTAGCTACGCTGACCGATACGGGTTGTACTTCACCTTCTTCAGAGCACTCGGCTTGGAGTTGGCTGTGTTCCCGTACGGGGGTGACGATGAGCACATCGGTGACACCGATGTGATCTATGTGCGTGACAACGATGTGTGGCGTCTTCAAGAGGACAGCTTCAACGAACTGATTATGGGTCACAACCCTGTGTCAGCTAACTCAGTCTCTGAGTAATCATCAACAACCAATCGGGGACAGCGTCCCCGTTTCTTTCAATTCAAGGAGTTTCATTATGTGTCTTATTATTACTGGCAAGTCTTCACAAGTTCGTTCAACCCTGCTCAACACGCACGGGCTACTGAGCGATATCTTTACCTCCAATCCTGACGGCATCGGCTTTATGTACGGCACTGCCAAGGGACTGAAGGTTACCAAGACTTTGCCTAAGAACCTCGGCGATGCCAACGCATTCATTCAGCGCCTGCCTAATGACGATCGTGAGATTGCCATTCACTTCCGCTGGACTACGCACGGCAAGACCGACATGCTCAACTGCCATCCGTACGATGTGATTCCGGGCTTCATCGCCATGATGCACAACGGCGTATTGCACACAGGCAATGC